ATCCGTATGGCCACATGCTGATGTGCCACATGCTGGCTGATACCGAGGATGAGTTGCACCAGATGGCAGCCGCCATTGGCATTCAACACAAATGGTTTCAGAACCATGGCACACCGCACTACGACATCTGCCAGGCGAAGAGGCAACTGGCAGTTCAGGCCGGTGCTGTAGAGATTGGCAGGCGCGAGACGGTGGCGCTGATCCGCAGGCTCAGGAGGGCGGGGTGAACACCAACCAACGCGACACCATCCGGGCCCTGCAGCACGTGCGCGTGATGCCGCACTCGCACGATGACCGCTTTATCCGTGCCCTGGATTGGCTGCGCCGCCACGAACCGCGCAAGCGCCTCACACCAGGGCAGCGCTACCAGCTGGCCGTGGTGGCCTACCGCTACCGGGCGCAGCTGGCCGGCAGCCTGCCGGAAGAGATGGTGCCCACCGAGGAACCGCGCCGCGAAGACTACGTGAAGGAAAAACCACAGCTGCAGGTGGACCTGCTGGATGGCAGCGCCAAGCCCGTAGAAGTCGAAGACCACCACCATGGGGGTGGTCGCTGATGTACCTGGCACCAGGTAGCCAGCCACAGCGCCACATCCGGCTGGCCGAAAATCCGCGTACCCGCGTGAAAGCGGCCATCAAGCGTGCGAGCAAAACCGCCCGCGCCGACATGCGCCGCCTGGTGGCCGGCCTGGAAAAGGATCTGGAGCAGGTCTACCGCGATGCGGTGAACGATCTGCGCACCTACCTTGATGCTGCCGCCCCGGACGGCGACAGCCTGCGCCTGGAGGTGATGCGCGACCTGTTGAGCCAGTCCGAGGTGCGCCTTTCCCAGCTCGAGCAACTGCGCAACGGCATGCTCGACCAGGGCCTGCTGGGTGCCGCCGACAAGGGCGTGGCGCCGTTCACCGCCGACGCCGCGCGGATCGGCACCAACCTCACACAGGTGGCCGACGACGCGGTGCGGTTCACCGTCAGTTTCGTGGCCGAAGACGGGTTGCAGCTTTCCGACCGCCTGTGGGCAATCGACAATGGCGCGCGTGAGTCCGTGGCCGGGGCCATCCAGCGCAGCATCATCCAGGGCCACTCTGCCTCTCAGGCCGCGCAAGAGTTTCTGGCCCGGGGCGAGGCCGTTCCCAACAGCATCGCGCAAAAAGCGAACGGAGCAACCCCGGGCCGGATCCACAACAACATCCGCAGCGAACTGCTGACGGGCGATGGCAGCGCCTATGCCAACGCGTTGCGCGTGTTCCGTACCGAGATCAACCGCGCCCATGGCGAGGCCTACCAGGCGGCTGCCTTCGAACATCCGGACGTGATCGGCACCCGCTTCCTGCTTTCGCCGCGCCACCCGCGTGTGGATATCTGCGACATGCACGCCAAGGTGAACCGCTACGGCCTTGGCCCTGGTGTGTACCCCAAGGGCAAGAGCCCATGGCCGGCCCATCCCAACACGCTCAGCTTCGTGGAAGTGGTGTTTGATGACGAAGTGACCGACGATGACCGTGCCGGTAAGGAAGACCGCATCAGCTGGCTGAAGCGCCAGGATGTCACCGTGCAATACGGCGTGCTTGGCTCCAAGGCCAAGCAGCAAGCGCTGCGTTTGGAAGTGCTCCGGGAAAATGAGATCAACACCCCGTGGCGCGTGCTGAAGAAGAAGTACCAGCGCCGCGGCGTGGATATCGGCACTGCAGTGCCTGGCACATCGGAGCCGGTGGCGCCACCGGTGCACGATGATGGCGTGATCATCAAGACCACGCTGCCGGATGATTTCCCCGTGGCGGAAACCCTGGCCGGTGCCGGCAAGATCGGCCGAAAGTACGTTATCCAGGCGCGCGCCCACCAATACCTGAAGGATGATGCAGGGCAGTACCTGATCCGCTACAGGCATGGCCCTAGGTTCCTGCCGGACAACATCCGGAAGAAGAAATACAACAAGGTCAGTTATGCGGGCCTGCAGGTGGAAACGGCCAACGCCACCAACCGTATGCTGCACGAGGTGGATCAGGTGGCCGAGAAACTAGGCCTGCCTGCATTGCGCGGTGTGAACACGGCAGCAGGCCAAGCAGCAGCGTCCATGGGTGACGGTGTTCTGGCGATCAGCAAGTACAACGATCGCTACTTCAAGAAGATTCCGAGCAGGAGCGAACTGAAGGCGCAGTACCTGCACCAGATCCAGAACAAGCAGCAACAGATCGAGGACGCGGCGAAATACTGGGAAGGCACGCGGCTTGAAACCATCCGGAAGCAGATCCAAAAGGATATCGACGAGTACCAGGCCCGCATCCGGCGCCTGGATGACAACGTGCCGGTGGAGGTGGTGATCGATCCCCCATCCACCTGGAAACCAGGCAGCAGCGAGATAGCCCCACGCCTGTCGGATCAGTATTTCTCCTTCCGGGCGGACAAGTTCAAATCCACCATCTGGCACGAGTTTGGGCACCACATCCACCAGCAGCTCGGCGTGCGCAACGCGAAGGCCTACATGGATCCGCCGCTGGAGCGCGATCTGCTGGACCTGTATCGCAAGCCTGGCCGCGTCTTCCCCACACAGTATTCTCGGACCAACCACAAAGAGTGGTTTGCCGAGTCATACTCCCTATACAGGCTTGGTCGAAGCGATCTCCTCGATCCGGAGCTGCTGGATCTGATCAGAAATATCGAGAGCGGAGGATATACCCCATGAAAAGCCGCCAATGTTTCAACTGCACCCGCCTTTTCGAGACAGCGGACGGGCCGTTAAGTTGCCTGGCATTCCCGGACGGCATTCCGGAAGCGATCATAACCGGCGAGGTGGATCACTCAGTGCCATTCGAAGGCGACCACGGCATCCAGTACGAAGCGAAGGAAACAGAAAATGACTGATCCTCAGCCCGTCGAATCGATCCGCCCGAAAACGCGCTGTAGCAATTGCGGTACCGTGATCTTCGACGGCCTGGTGATCAAATCGCGCGTAGTGCGTGTGCTGCCGAAAGGCGCCCAGGCCAAGTGCCGCTGCAAGGCCTGGGTGCCGGTGCCGCTGACATATTCCAAGCCATAAGCCCTTGAATCGCACCGAATATGTGCGAAACTACCCCCTGACAACGGCATAACGTATCCAGCGAAAAGCCGCACCTCCCTTTGCCGGGGGGTGCGGCTTTTTGCGTTTAGGCGGTGACAGATGAACCGATCCCGGCGAATCCAGTTGGAAGATGTAAACCCATCCGCGTCAGTGCGCTTCCTGGCGGGCCTCCATGTGTCTCTGGAGGAAGGCAAGACTTCCAGCATCGTCACCATTATCCGTACCGGCTCATTCAACCACCCGAAATACGGCCGCTTCGACGTCACCCGCGAACTGCTCGAGCAGATGGTGGGCAACTTCGAGGCCCGCACCTATGGGCAGGACATCTTCATCGACGTGGCACACAAGCCGGAAGACGGCGCCGCGGGTGAGATCAAACGCCTGTTCGTGGAAGGCAACCGCCTGCGGGCCCTCGTGGAGTGGACCGAGTACGGCATCAAGGCGATTCAAAAGCGTGGTTTCCGCTACCTGAGCGCCGACTACTGGGAAAACTGGCAGGACAACGAGGAAGGCAACAAGCATGGCGCACTCCTCGCCGGCGCAGGTCTGGTGACCCGCCCACACATCAAGCGGATGGAGCCGGTGCAGCTGGCTGAGTCCAGCGATGGCATTCCCTACGTCATGCACCCGCAACTGTCCGACAAACTTCTGCAAGAGGCACGCACCGAAATGAACAAGCACCTGAAGAAGCTGCGCGAGCAGCTGGAAGCGAAGAAACTCAGCGAGAAGGTGATCACCGCCATTCTCAACGTCGCCGAGGCTCAGATGAAAAGCCTGGGCGAAGACGACGAGGCCATGGCTGCCGTCGCCACGCAATTGGCCGAGGCGGGCGATACCGTTGCCGAACAGATCGCTGCCGGCAACAGCGAGATCAGCATCACCCTCAACCAAGCACATGGCAACGGCAAGACCCTGACCGAAGCCGACATCAAGCGAATCCTCGCCGAGCAGAAGGATGCGGAAGCCAAGGCGCTGGCCGATGCCAATACCCAGCGCGATGCCAACCTGAAGATCCTCACCGAGGCCATCGGTGGCCAGGAGGCCTTCAGCGATGAGCTGAAGAAGGATCTGACCGAAGCCGTGCAGGATCTGGTAACCGCCGACATGAGCGAAGACCAGGTGAAGCGCCTGGCCGATGCGCAGATCGGCATGGGCAACAAGATCGCCGCCCAGGCCGAACTGGCAGCCCGCGGCTTCCAGCTGGGCGGCCCCGCAGGCAGTGTGCGCATCAGCTTGGATGAATCCAACAACGTGAAGAAGCTGCAGGAGCACGCGGATCGCCGCCTGGGCATTACCGCGATGGGCGATTCCCGCCGCTTCGCTGCAACCGGCGGTGCACTGAACGATGCCAACAAGGAACTGGCAGAAGCGGTGCTGGCCGATTTCGACCGGCGCAACGCACACCGCCTGGCAGAAGAGGGCAAGCAACTCGCCGCCGGTGACGGCAACGTATCGGACGTGGTGCTGCCGACCACCTTCGAGCGCACGGTGATCCGCGAGGCGCTTTACATGTTGAAGGGCGCCATGCTGGTCGATTCCGGCTCTGTGGACTTCGGCACCGTGATCGAGATCCCGTACAGCTACCGCGATATCACCGCCGCCGGCGTCAACGGCGTGCGTCGTTACGAGGGCCAGGGAATCCAGCGTGCCGGCGTCGTGCAGACCACCTGCGAAGCCCGCCCGATCCCGCAGAAGCTCGCCTTCCTGGTTTCCGACGAACTGCGTTACCTGATGCAGGCCGGTCGCATCAACTGGGATGCCGTAGCGGAAAACCGCAGCAATGCATCGCGTATCGTGGCCGAAGACACCGACCTGCTGCTGCACAACGAGATCCTGAATGCCTCCGACGAATACAGCACCGCGGCTGTATCGAACGAGAACATTGCCGGCAGCTTCGATGGCTCCAAGACCATCTTCCCGCTGGCACAGTGGCCGGTGGTTCGCCCGCGCAAGGAGTACAACCTGAAGGGCACCCAGGTAGGCTCCACCATCAACCCGATCACCGTGACCTACGATAGCCAGGCGCGCGAAGAGTACGACGGCACGGGCAATCAGGCCGCCGGCGTGTACTACGTGATGAGCTACAACCACGGCGAAATCAGCTTCGTGGACGAAACCGGCGCCCCGATCGCACCGGCCGCCATCGTGCCCTGCACCGTGAGCTACAGCTACACCGCCAATGTCGCCAAGTTCGACATCGACCTGGGTGGCGCAACCGCCAAGGCCCACTGGGATACCTTCCTTTACCAGTTTGGCCTGCGCAAGAACGCCATCCAGGATGATCGTTTCTACGGCTGCAACTTCGCAGCCATGTCCGGCAACGTCATGACCATGATCGAGCAGGCGGAAACCTTCGGTGCCAACTTCATGAAACCGGGCACCGACCTGGCCGCAAACGGCGATCTCGGCCGCATCAAGGATGTTGCCGGCTTCCGCACCGCGGCCCCGGGTATCGCCTTGGGCGACCAGCGTATCGTGATGGGCGAACGCGGCACCACCCGCTTCCGTATGGCCAAGCCGTGGTCCATGGGTGAGCTGGAGAACGAGCGCGACGCCAATGGCCTGTTCACCGGTGAGAAGCAGTCCTACGGTGACCAGTTCATCGTGGTCAAAACGCCGGACCCGCTGCGCGCTGCCTACACCAGCATGGCCCTCTATTCGGCCACCGCACGCGTAGCCCGCTAAGCCAGCAAGGCAAGGCCCGCCCCGGTAACGGGGCGGGGTCATCAAGCCAATCAAGGTACCCACGAATGAGCAAGAAAATCCCCGTTCACAATTCCGGCGATACCGTCTTGCCGGTAGGCCCGTACTTCGTTCAGCCGGGTGATACCCGGATGATCGAAGAACACTTCGTACCGGCAAGCCTGCGCCCGGGCGAAGCGCCGCAGGAAGCCCCGGCAGAAGTCGACCCTGTGCTGGACATCCTGGATGGCTCGGTCCCGCAGGTGACCGAGAAACTCGCAGGCCTCAGCGATCCCGAGCTGCAGCGCCTGAAGCAGGCGGAAGAGAACGGCAAAACGCGCCAAGGCGTGATGAAGGCCATCGCTGAGGAAGAACTGAGTCGTGCCGATGCCAAAGCCGGTAGCGAGGATGGCTCTACCGATCAGGGCGGCGGCAGTGCTTTGGATTCTGCCGACTGACTGACAAAGCCCGGCCATGAGCCGGGCACTTTCCCTTGATTTCAACGGCACAGGCAATCAGGCAACGGGTAAGGAGCAGAAAGAGCGGCATGGATATCAAAACGAACCTCTTTCTGTACTTCCTCGCTGGCCTTACCGGCGGCGTTGGCGGTTGTGGCGCCGTGATGCTGCACGTCACCCGCGGCTCTCACGTACCGGCCATCATCTTGCTGGCCTACGTGGTGGTGGGTACCACCGTGGGCATCATCACCGGCGCCTGGCTGTTGGCCATGAGCAACTTCACCGATCTGGGCTTGGCCATCCATGAACTTATCGCCTGGTCGGGATCCAGCGGCTTGGTCACCACCATGGTGCTGGTGTTTCTGCAGAAGGCTTCGAAACTGGTGTTGAAATGGCGTGGCATCGAGGTGCAATTCACCCTGCGCGAGCAGAATGAGGAGCGGCGAGTACCGGCCGAGGCGGGGGAGTCGTGAGCCTGGCGCAGAAACTGTAGGGCGAGGGCTGGCTGAAGCTTGCCGACAACTAGCTGGGCCGATGCTAAACTTCTGACCATCAAGGCATAACGCAACCAAGCGAAAAGCCGGGCATTCCTCATGGTGGGGAGTGCCCGGCTTTTTTTGTGGGCGATGAAACAGCAGGATCTGGAACAGGAACTGACGAAAATCCTCAACGACGCGGCGGACAAGTTCGTCAGCGACGATATCCTGCGCCTGCTGTTATTCGCCGCCCAGGAGCTCGATCGCGCAGCACCCCGCGTGCAGCGCGGCACCCTCAGCCTGGTGGCCGACCAAGCTGCCTACGCGGCGCCAACTGGGATCGTGAAAGTACTGGAACCGCTGTGGGGCGTGAAGGAAACCCGCAGCACCATGCCCTGGGAGACCACCCACCCGGGACCGTTGCCGCGCCTTAGCCTGGAAGACGACCAACTGTACCTGACCCCGGCACCGACCACCCTGCAGATATC